GAAGTGTAAGTGGTAACTTTACATGTTACTTAAATCATGACTCTGGTAAGAGTGCAGATTTGTTTGAAGATATAATTGAATCAACAGATGTTATAACTAATGATTTCAATTTAGTCTTTAAAATTGGAGGAACATCAACTCCAAATGTAGCAATTACATTACCAAATTGTCACTTAGAAGTACCATCACATTCAATAGAGGATATAATTTCTCTTGATGTGAATTTCCATGCTCTACCAGCTAGTGTAGATCCTGGTTCTACAGGTTCTAACTATGAAGCAGAAATAGTTTACACAGGTGCTGACTTATCATAGATAATTAATCGGAGAGGCGAAAGCCTCTCCTACTTTTAGGAGATAAAATGGAAGAAAATAATAAAATGGAAGTAAGTTTATCAACATTACTTACTCCGAGCAAAACAGTAACTATAGATTATCCTGAGTTTGAAGGATTTTCAGTAGATATATGTTACTTATCAAGAGAGGAACTTTTAAAACTAAGAAATAAAAGTGTTTCTCAAAAATTAAATAAACGAACAAGAGCATTTGAAGAAGTATTAGACCAAGAAAAATTTTTACAAGTATATGTACAACAAGTTATTAAAGGTTGGAAAGGATTAAAATATAAATATCTAGAAAAATTACTTTTAGTAGATGTTTCAAAATTAAACTCAGAAGATGAGTTGTCTTATACTCAAGAAAATGCTGAATTACTAATGAAAAATTCAGAAAATTTTGACTCTTGGATAGCAGAGACTATTGGAGATTTAGAAAATTTTACACAAGTCAAGTAGAGAAAATAATTTCTTTACTTGATAGACAATTTAGTGAAGGTCAAATTGAAGTTGATACATATTTAAAAATATGTGAGCAAACTGGAGAAGTTCCAGATGAAAAAAAGTTACCACCTGAGATAGGTCAGTATCCAACAGAAGTACAAGAAGCTTTTTTAATACACGGATTACTACCCGATAGATGGGAAGGAATGAGTGGATATTATATGGGAAAAGATATGTCTGCGTTAAAAGCCTTACTTGATATTTATGAAATAAAAGATAAAAAAGTCGTTGTTTACTTTTTAAAACATATAGAGTCAAAACATTCAGATTATGTTAATAAAAAACAAGATAAAAAACGAAAAGCAGCTGAATCGGCAGCAAAAGCAAAAGGAAAGTTAAATACTCCAACTAGGAAAAGATAATGACAAAAAACATAAAAGGTGCTAGAATAACATTTGAAGTAACTGATGATGGAAGTTTAAAACTAGTAGAAAAAGGAGCTAAAAAGACAAAAAGAAGTTTTGATAGCTTGGGAGACTCAGCACATACAGCTGATCGTAGATTAAAAGGTGCTTCTCAACAATCTTCAAATACAACTAAAAACTTTTCAAAAATGGCACAAGGTATCACTGGAGGCCTTGTTCCTGCTTATGCAACTTTAGCTGCAAATATTTTTGCTATTAGTGCAGTATTTAGATTTCTGAGTGATGCAGCAGACTTTCGTGTTATGTTACAAGGACAACAGGAATTTGCTGCACAAACAGGTACTTCATTATCTTTACTAACGGCAGAAGTACAAGCAGCCACAGATGCTCAGCTAGCTTTTAAAGAGGCTTCACAAGCTGTAGCGATTGGTAGAGCTGCAGGACTAACTAAAGACCAAATTATAGATTTAGCAGAAGTTGCTAAAAATGCCTCACTTGCATTAGGTAGAGACTTAACAGATTCATTTCAAAGACTTACTCGAGGTGCTATCAAAGCTGAGCCAGAACTATTAGATGAATTAGGTATTATTGTTCGATTAAACGATGCTACTAAAGAATATGCTCGACTATTAGATTTAGATGCAAATGCACTAAATACATTTCAAAAATCTCAAGCAGTTGTTAATGCAACTATTGCACAAGGTCAAGAAAAATTTGGCGATTTAAATATAGAAGTAAACTCCTTTACTAAACTCGCAAAAACATTTGATGATGTGTTAAATACTTTAAAGAAAGGTATTTCTGATTTTGCAGAATTTTTAGCAACATCACTCGCAGTAAATCCCGCTGCTCTTGCAGGAGCATCAACACTTTTAGGTACAGGATTACTAAAAGCTATGATTCCAGATACTCCTACAATTGACCCACGAGCAACAATGAAGGGAGGTTTAAAAGATTTAAAAAAATTCTATACTGGTAAAAACCTGGGTAAATTTATGGAAGCTGATTTTGGAGAACTTCAACTTAAAAATTTAGAAAGGTCAATAAATGCAACAACAAGTCAGGTTATAAATTCACAAAACATGACAAAAGCTGCTATGATGCAAACGGTGGCAAAACTAAGAGCAGCAAACGCAGTTATGGTTGCTGAGCAAGCTACTGGATTTACAAAAATGCGTTTAAAATTTATTGCAGAACTCAAAATTATGCAATTTGAGTATGGTAAATTTATGGGAACGTTGAAGTTTATTGGTGTACAGGGCATGAAAGCTTTAAGTGCTGTTCTTACTGGAGTTGGTATTGCAGGTGCGCTTTTAAGTATTTTTGGAATAGTTAGAGGAATAATTAATCAATTTAAAGACCCAGCAGTTTTAGAATTTGAACAAACTCAGAGTAGAATTGTTACGAGTGCTCAACGTCAAGCAGTAGAACTAAAAAAAGTTGTAGATAAATTAAAAACACAAAAAAATATTGTAGATCAACTTATTGTTCAGTCAAGAATTCTTGCTAATATTTCATTTAAAAACTTCGCAGAAGGTTTTGGAGAAGTGCTAGATATAGAAAGAGGGACAAGAGGTAGTACCAGAGAGGGAACAAGAGAATTCTTTTTTCAACTTACTGACCCGCAGAGAAAAATATTAGAAGGCACAATTACAACACTAGAAGCTGCAAAATCAGTTCTAGGAGGAGAAGCAGCTGAAGAGGTAGCAGGTTTTATTAAGACTCTTAGTAAAGGTTTAGAAGAATTTGCTGATGAAGGGAAACTGACTGAGACACTTGCAGACATAATACCAACATTAGTACAATTAGATGAAAAAGGATTAGGACCTAATGTTGAAAAAGCTTCAGAGGTTGCTAAAGCAATTACATTTGCAGAGAATGCTTATAAAACTTTTGGTCAAACACTAGAAAAAATTAAATTACCTATAACTCCTTTTGCAAATTTAAGAACAAGTATAAGAGAAATTGCAGATAGTTTTGCGATAATTGCAGCCGGTGCACCTATGCTATCAGATAAAGAATTTGCAGGTGGTCAAATACGAGGTATTATTGGAGATGACTTGGAGGGTATGTTAAAAAACATACTAGGAGAGGTAGCAGCAACAAAAGCACTTGATGAAGCTCAAAAGAAAGTAAATGAAAGCGCAAATAAAAGAGTAGAAGTTTCAACACAACTTGAAGTATTGTCTAACTTACTGTTCGGACGAGAAAAAGAAATTTTAGAGGTTGAAATGAAGAGAATTACTGCAAAGACAAATCTTGCAACTGCTACAGCTTTAGAACTCAGATTTGCTACTAATTTACAGAAAAAAGAAATACAAACACAACAAAAAATTGCACAGTTAAATATTCAAAAAGAAGAAATTTTACATAAACTAAGAATTTTAACAAGAGACGGAAAAACCTTATCAAAAGAACAAAATGCTGAGTTTCTAGCACAATTACAAAATTTAGAAGCACAAAAACAAGTTTTAGAAGATACACTTAATATAATGATGAGACTAAGAGATACAGCAAGAAATGCATTTGAAACAGGAGCTACTTCAACTTTTGCTAGTTTAATAAAAGGTGAAAGACCAGAAGGCGGAAGATCAGCTGCATTTGCAAAAGGAATTGCAGATGCTCTTACAAATGAACTTGCAACTTCAATGTCAAAAGGCTTAAGTGACCTTCTTTTTACAAAAAAACAAGACCCTGCCGAAAAAATACAGACTGCAATGGTAGATGCCGCTACCTTTCATGCAGAGGCTATAAAGGCTGCAATGGAGGGAAAAGATATACCAGCATTTGCAGGTGGAGGCTCTGGAGTAGCTGGAGGCGGTCTATTTAGTGGTATTACAAGTGGTATTAAAAATTTCTTATTTGGTAGTCGAGTAGAACCTGGAGTAAGTGGTGGAACAAGAGCTAGCTACAATAATCAGCGTATGGATTCTATTCATGCAACTTTCGGTGCAGATACTGGAAATTTATTCCAAAGACTATTTATGAGTTCAGATAGATTTGGAGATTCATTCTTCAAACAACTATTTGGTGGAAATTTTGGAGGAGCATTTAGTACATTCTTTGGACTTGCAAAAGGTGGTATTATGTCATATGGAAGGGGAGGAATTGCTAAACAACCAACATATATGGTTGGTGAAGGTAAACAGCATGAAGCAGTTGTACCATTACCAGACAATAAGAGCATACCTGTAAATTTAAAAGGAGCAAATGCAAATAATAATGTAAATGTTAGTGTAAATATGGAAACAGGTGCAACTACTATGGATTCATCAGATGATGGATTTGTACTAGGGCAAGCAATATCTGCGGCTGTAATAAAAGAAATTGAAAGACAGCAAAGACCAGGAGGGCAATTAAGCACATTCTAATATGGCAATCGGAATAACACAAAATGATGGGTCAAATATAACTGGATTTAGCGCAGCAGTTCCAGCGGACAAAGGCTTATCTTTAAAAAATGAAGTTAGAGTAATAAGAGCAAATTTTGGTGATGGATATGAACAACGACTTGCAGATGGTATAAATGTACTACAACAAGAGTTTTCAGTATCTTTTGCTACACGACCAAAAGCAGAAATAGATGACTTGGTAGCATTTTTTGAGAGTACAAATGGAGTTACAAAATTTAATTATACAGTTTCCGATTCAAATGAAAGTGGAAATGAACAAACATACAAAGTAGTATGTTCTGATTGGACTCAAGTATGGGAATATGATGATTTTTACACTTTAACAGCAGTTTTTAGACGAGTTTACGAAGCATGACAGAAAAAATACTAATAAAAGATTTACAAAAACAAGACCCAAGTTCTCAATTAATAGAACTATTTGAATTAGAATATGCGTCTGGTGTTTTTGCATATTTTTCGCCACATGGTGACAATACTACTAGTTTACAATTTAGAGATTATACTACTCCATCAACAATAAGAACATATACTAAAATACCTATTAACGCTACAAATTTTGAAAGAAAAATAGCAGGTTCTGCTTCTAGACCTACATTTACAATTGCAAACATAACTAATACATTTAGTTCTGCAGTAGGAGATATAGACTATACTAAACTTTTAGGATTAAAATTAATAAGAAGAACAACACTAAAAAAATATTTATATGGAGAGAGTGCAGATTCAAATCCACCTATAGAATATCCTAGAGAAGTTTATTATATAGAAAGAATGACTCAAAGAACAAAAGAGAAAGTAATATTTGAAATGGCAGCACCTTTTGATTTAAAAGGAATAACACTACCAAATAGAAATATTATAGCAAATAGATGTCCTTGGCTTTACCAAGGTGCAGGTAATCATTTAGATTCAGAAGGTTTTAAAAAAGCACAAAGTGGGTGTATTTGGAATTTAGAAGGAAAATATCGAACAGGAAATGGTGAAGTAGGCAGTGACGGAACAGTAACTGAATATACTCTTTATGTAAATCAAGATGATGAATATATAATTCCAAGCACTACAACTTTTACTACTTATTCAAGTAGTTTAACTGGTTTAAATCCAGATGGTTATTTAAAAACTACTGCATCAGCAAAAACTAGAATAAACCCAGATGGAACTACAACATCAACAACTCCTACACTCTATTGGCAAATAAATGCTAGTGCAGGAACAAATCAAGCAGGATCAGCTATAGGTACGCCATCTGATACAAATACAAAAGTAAATTCAATAAGAGTATTTAGCACGTGGGCAGCAGATACAGACTATCATACTTTTGTTGAAGATGATAGATTAAATAGTTATGTAAAACATACTGATGATGTAGCCACTTCACCAACAAATGGAAAAACATTAATATGGAAAGCAAAAAAACCTAGTAGAAATGTTAAACCTACACATGGTGAATTTTGGGAAAGAGGTGATTTATGTAGTAAAAGTATAAATGGTTGTAAAAGAAGATTTGGATTTGTACCAATAACAGCATCAAGTGCGACTAGCACAGCAAAAGCAGATCCACTTACAAATGTAGTATTACCATTCGGAGGATTTCCAGGTGCTAAAGGATTTAGTTAAAAATATTTATAAACATGCGGAGAATGAAAGTCCCAACGAATGTTGTGGCTTAATTATAGAAAAAAATAAAAAAATGAAATATATAAAAATGAAAAATTTATCAAATAATAAAAAAGACCATTTTAAAATGGACGATAAACTTTTCACACTTTTTCAATTCACAGAAAAAATTTTATATGTAGTCCATAGTCACTATAACTCAAATTGTAACCCAAGTGAGCATGATATAAATACTTGTAATGCGTTACAAATACCATATTTAATAGTTTCATATCCAAACAAAGATTATAAAGTAGTACAACCATGTTAAGAAATATTTATCTAAAAGGAGAAATTGCAGATGTAGTTGGTAAATCTCATTGGCAATTAGTATGCACAACACCAGCAGAAGCAATTACTGGTATAGACTGTCAAAGAAATGGTAAACTTTTAAGATACTTTAGAGAGTCACTAAGTAAAGGTGTAAATTTTACAGTACAAAGAGGAGAAAATTTAATTGCAGAATATGAAGCAAATTTGTCTCTAGGAAATGATGATTTAATTATTACTCCAGTACCTTCTGGCTCTAGAGATGGAAGAAAGTCAGCTTTTTGGGGAACTATTCTTTCAATTATTGGATTTATGATGGGAGATGGTGGTGCTACAGCTGGGGCTACTGAAGAAGGAGCTAAAGAAGTTACTAAAGAGATGGCTAGAAGAGAGGCAATTAAACAAGGGGCTTCCAGATTATTTATTGCTCTAGGTACAGGAATGGTTCAAAGAGGGTTAGCAGAAATGGCTTTAAAAGACCCACAAGGTGGAAATGAAGAAGGATTTTTTAATGGACCTGCATCAACAGTAAAACAAGGAACACCAGTACCTATACTTTACGGACGACTAGAAATAAGTGGTGCTGTAGGTAATTTTGGTTTTACTTATGGCGACCAAGTATATACTGGTGGTGGAACAGGACGTGGAGGAGGAACTGCTCCAGGTAATAGCACAAAGGTATTAAAATAATGGCAAGAGAAATAGACGGAAAAAATACAGGTAGAGGCGCAGGACAAATAGATGATAGTCAAAACTATTTGGGTGGACTTACTAGTGCTGGTATTAAAAGAAAACAAAGTGCAGTAATTTATGATATTTTATCCGAAGGGCCAATAGAAGGTTTAGCTACTGAAGATGCTAGAAGTATATTTTTAAATGGAGTTCCAGTAATAACAAATGATACAACACAGGAAGAAACTACAAAAAATATAGAGTTTAAAAGTAGTGATGTTACTTATGTAGCAAGCACGAATGTTGTAACAGATAATGAAAGTTCAAATAATTTATTTACAAATATGTCGTCTACTGAGACCAGATATATAAGAATACATAAAGCAGGAAAAGAATTTTCTAGCTCAATTATTACAAAACAAGGCTCAAATGTAGTAACAATAAATAGCGGTAGTTCTGATACTTTTACAAGTTCTGATTTGTATGACCATGATTTTCACTCAACTGATAGTAAAGTACCTTTAGATAGATTTTTAAGAATACCAGGAGCAGGTTTAGATGGAGCAGAACTAGTTGCTAGAATAAAAGAAATAGTTAATACTAAAAAAGTAATTATTGATGATGTTGCTTTTGCAGCTGTTACTGATGTAACTGCTCATTTAGATTTAGTTCAACAAGTTACAAAAACTAATGATACTTCTGGTGCAGTTGTAAATGGTGGCTCTAATAACTTAAATGCAAACCATAGAAATGTAACTAATGAAAGAGCAAGATTAAGCGTTGATGATACTTTTACAGAAGAAAGTAGAACAAATTTTAAAAAGTTTTCTTGGAGGCTACAAACAGGCGAATTAACTCAAGAGTTTTTACCAACACCTGTAGGAATAGGTAGTTCAGCAATTACCTTTAATGGAAGTAAAACAGCTTTAAATCAAGTAACACCAGGGTCAAGTGGCTCAGGATATCCTGAAAATGGAGCAGATGGATTTAAATTTAGTACTAGTAATGCTAGTGATGCCAATGCTATGCCAAATGGTGATGCAAGTGCTTTTGCAAAATCTGCATCACAACTAGGTGTTAGTAATCCTGGAGAGGTAGACCATATAAAAATTATAATAGGATTTGATAGATTAATAGGTGCAGATACAGAAACTGGACAATCTAAACCTTCAAGAGCAGAGTTTAGAATAACATTTCAACATTCAAATGATGGAGGCTCTAGTTTTATTGATGAAGTAGTTTTTGGAGAAGCTGGAGATTTAAGTGCTAATATTGAGAATATAGGTGTAAAACCTGCTAGCACATCTAATCCAGCTGGAAGAAAATATGATAGAAGTGGATTTTTAGAAGAAGGAACTAGCTCAGGTTTTATTAGACAAACAACAAATACACCATTTAATTTAGTATATTCTTTTGATACTGAACAATTTCAACCTTTTGACGATTTTAATGTAAAAATAGAAAGATTAGATGCTGTAAACTTTTTTAAAGACGGTAATCAACATAATAATGCTTGTTTTCTTTCAGCGATAGAATGTATTATTGAAGATAAACTAAGTTATCCTTATACAGC